AGGTTACTTATGCTGCTGGAGATCGACCTGAATTTTATTATGTTGATTATTTAAAAGATGAACGTAAGAAAATTGAAAAAGTACGCGAAGGAAAAACTCGCATGTTTTCTGGTGGACCATTAATTCTTTTTATTCTTTTTAGAAAGCATTTTGGTTGGTTTGATTCTCATTTTAAATCTAATAAAATTCAAAACTGGTCAGCTATAGGTGTTAATCCTTTTTCGGAAGAATGGGACCATATAGCTAAATTTTTGGGAGAAGTTACTTCTGAAGAAATTTTGGCTGGTGCTGGAGATTATTCTAAATTTGATGCCAGTCATTTGGCAATAATTCATATTATAATGGTTAATTTGATTTGTAAAGTGTATTATCCAAATGCAACTCCTCGTGAAATAGCTATTAAAACTGGTTTATTTAGCGAAATACATTCGTCTAATCATATATTTTTAGGTATCGTTGTTAAATGGTTTAAAGGTATGCCTTCTGGTAATGCTCTTACAGCTATTATTAATACTGTATACAATGCTATTTGTTTATGTTTTGTATTTATTTGTGTTATAGATGAACATCCAGAATTGGGTCTGAAAGATATTCAGTGTACTGAATCACTTCGAGCTTGTATTTTAGGTGATGATAATTGTTTTTCTACGATTCCAAAACTCATTCCTTACTATAATGAGCTTACTTTGCCCAAATATTTGTCTCGTATTGGAATGACATATACAACAGAATTGAAAGAAACTGCTGTTATACCGTTCCGTCCCATAACTGAGATCTCTTTTCTTAAAAGGTCTTGGGTATATTGTCCTATGAGTGGAAGATATATTGCTCCTCTTGAATTAGATGTCGTGCTTGAATTTTCTATGTGGACAAAGAAAGGTACTGATTATTTTAATATTTCAGCCACTAATTTTGAGAATACTTTGAATGAACTTTCCCTCCACAGTTGTGACACATGGGATCGATATTATCCTACTTTGCTGAAAGCAGCGTGTAGAGAGTATTCTTTTCATAAGTGGAATTTGCCGTTACTCACTCCATGGGATGTGAGGCGTCAAAATACCTTGAAATCTATTAGCTTCTATTAAGAAGCTAAAACACCCCCAACCAAAACCTATCGTTGTTTGGGCTGTTATATTTCAAAAGATGGTATGGTAGTAGTCTACCTTAGTTTTGTGGGGCTGTTATAAATAACAACGTATACACTGTTTCTATTGATCTTGTTTATTTAAATTCTCAATGAAAGCTCTGAACCAAAAAGAGAATGCATTGCTTTAGAAATGAAAAGCTTACCTATTTAGGTTTACTATCAGATGGCTTGCTAATAAACTGGCGAAATCAGAGACCTCAGAGTTTGATCTTTGTGCCCTGAGTTAGGACTTAGATCGAGATATTAACTCGCTGATACTTCAATTAATACATCGCAGGTGATCGATGAAATCACCAATGCTTTTTCCACTTCTGTGGTTGATGGCGTTAAAGCAGCATCTACGGATGCAACCACTACATTTGTTACTGATGCTAATGTAGTAGCCACCACTGTTGTTAACCCTACATATACTCCTAGGAGTTTATATATGGCTGCCTCAGATAATTATATCCAAGATATAAAAACCTTTTTAGCAAAACCTATGATCGTTTCTGCAGGAAATTTTGCTAGTACTGATACTGTTAGTACTTTTGCTCCTGTGGCAAATGTTTTTCCTGGGTTTTTCTTTAATTTTCCTATTTGGGTAGAAAAGATAAGAGGTTTCTTTGGTATTCGTATGGATCTTGTTTTTAGACTTGTTGTGAATGCAACTCGTTTTCAACAAGGGAGATATATGCTTCTGTGGAAACCTTATGGTGGAGCAGATGCTAATGCTAAGAATGGAGCCTTGATGGCAGGACATACTATGACACTTGTTCAAAGAACACAGATGCCCCATGCTGAAATTGACATTAACTGTGACACAGAAATTGAATTTGTAATTCCTTTTTCTAATCAATACAATTTTTGTCATGTTCGTACTATAACTGGTAATAGTGGCTATAATTCTTTAGGAGTTATGCAAATTTACCCTTATGTTGCTCTTTCAGCAGTAGCTGGAGCTTTAACTTGTGGTTATACACTCTATGTTTCTGCTAGAAATGTAGAATTGATTTCTGCAGCAGCTCCACAATCTGGTAGATTTTCTACTACTGTTAAAAAGAAAAATGAAACTAATGCAGAACAGGATTCTGCTAATATTGGTCCAATTTCTTCTTTGATGGCAAAAGTTACAGCTGCGTCGTCTATTCTAACTGGTGTTCCTTTGATTTCATCTTATGCTACAACTACTGGTTGGTTAGCTGATACTATTGGTAGAACAGCTGCAGTATTTGGTTATTCTCGACCAATAAATTTAATGCCTTCTCAGCGCATGAATAAAGAGATTTTTCCTTATATTGCTAATACCGATGGACCC